GGCGCGGCAAGTGATGAAAAATAACTAGGTGATGACAAACCGCTATTAGGCACAGGCGTAAATTGCGTAATGTCTTGATTGTCATAAACTTGTGAGTTGTATGCGCTAAGTTCTAAACGTGCGCCAAGCATCCCGTTAGGCAATGATGCCTCGTTGACTTTCATCACGCGGAACAATTTTGCGTTCCATCCGTAATCAGAATTTGTAACGCTGACAACTTGACCCGCATCAACTTGGATGCCGTAATACGTTGTGCTGAAACTGACAATCAAATCTTCGCGTGCTTGCTCTAGCAATCTGTTTGCAAGATAGTGTGTTTGTACACTGTCGTTAACCAAGTCATAAGTAATTGAATACTTGTTTACTGGCTCGTTTGGATATAGTAAACCGCTAGGTGTCTCGATGTTGACAAACGCGGCTTGGTCACGATTATCTTTAAACGGAAATCGCGCTTCAACTTGATTGATTGATGACGTAATATCTGTTGCACTGACGCGTATCTCGCCAACAATGTTGTCATCATCAAATGCGTATGACGTTGATTCTGCTTTGTTAACAACGACAGACCATTGACCAAGTGCCGCGTTGTATGTCATCCACGAATCGCACGCAGACATAATTCTGTCAATGTTTGACAAGACAGATTGACCCGCATCGAGTACGCCATTGATGCGATAACGCGCTTGCGTGGCAGGGTTGCCCTCATAGTCATCAAACGTGATTAACTCATCGCTATACGTGTTTAAAGCCGTTGCTGATGTAGCATTAACAAACGATGAATTAAACGTGCCATCAGGCATCCAACCCACTGCACCGCCATAGACTTTATTTGTGATGTAGTCATACCATACGTCTCCAGGCTTTGCCACGCCTGTGCCATTTAATGTGTGACTTACATTGAACGTAATTGGTGACAATGACGTTGTGTCTGCATCTCGGTTGTAATTTAATACAACAATTGCAAACGCCAAACCATTCATTTGACGACCACTGACAGGCCAACGTTGGTCAACCGCAATGTCACTGCCGCCCATGATGGTGCTAGGCAATGAGCCACTGCTGTTAATTGGGGTAATAGTTCCTGCTTGATTTGATGTAAACAAATAAATAAATAGATTGCCTGCAATCTTTGTATCGGGCGGATTTACTTCATCAGACAATGACGCAACTTTGCCTTGCTCAGTAGGGTCAAATGCGATGAGTCTGTCACCATAATACATACTGGTTTGGTCAAACGTAAACTGACCATTTGGGCTGATGCTTGAGATTGCCAAGACGTAATACATCTTGCGTTGTTCGTTAGCAAGTACAGCATCGACAAATGTGCCGCCCATGTATGCACTGCCATACACAATAGGAATTGCGTTTACTCCACTTGGCGGCACTTGCTGACGCACGCCCATGTCTTGTTGCGCTTCAGGGTTATCCGCAAATGCGCGTGTAATTAATTGTGAAACTGCAAAATTGATTGCAAATGCCGCGGCCGCATATCCAGTTGCGCCTAAAGCCGCGGCCGCCATTAACGCGTCGCCAAAAATTGCACCTAAAACAATGGATGAAACCATTTTTATTCCTTCACAAAACTTGCACCGACCGCGTTGTAACCGCGCTTTGTGTAATCAATCAATGGACCATTTGCGGACACAGACGTAATCACAACGTCAACGTCACCATGATTTAGCATTATTGTTGCTTGTTCATCAAATGCTTTCCATAGACGACCGCCAATTGTCCCATTTCTGTATTCAGGTTCAACCCACCATAACAACTCATTTAATTCTTTTACTTTTGGAGACCAAATGTTGTTGCTTTTATACGCAATGATTGCACCGCGCAAATGCGTATCAATGAATATAAAACCGCGACCTTGAATGATGCTGAATAATAGTTCTTCAACGTATCGAGGAAAATGATTGTGTTCTTGTGCCAGTTTTTTAATTGGATTCTCATAGGCATAAGATTCAACAATTTCTAGCAATCTTGGAATGTCATATCTTGTTGCAATTCTTATCATTTAATCGCCTACTCCACCATCTCCACCACTATCACCACCGCCACCACCATCATAGGTAACTGTTGTTTCACTTGCTTGCGTTTGCGTTGAAGGTGGTTTGCCAAAGTCAAAGTATGTGTTTGCAATCTCTGATACACGATTCATTGATATGTCGTCTGCATATAAAAACTGCCAATTGTTTTGATTTGTTTTTACGCCTGACAAACGATTCTCTAATACACGACGCATCGATGAGCAAGCAATTGAACACGTTGCAACGCGTGTACGCGCTTGAGAATTAAAATCTTCAGTGATTGATACGCTATTGATGATGCCTTGATAGCGTTTAAAAAACTGCTGTGTAGGCGATGTAATAATCTGATTGTTTGAATCAAAAAACCCGCGCCATACTTCGACAATCGAACCTTTAATGTCACTGCTTAAAATCAATGCAACGCTTGTCGGGTCGATGCCTGTCAACTGAATTGTCATGTCATCAGACGTTGCTTTAATATCGCGCTGAACGTCACCAACTTGCAGTAGTGCGCCTAAATTAGAGAATGTGATGCCATTTACAGTAATTGGTGCGCCTGCGTTACAGAACGTGTATTCTGTTTCTGCAACACCAACAGTCAATCGTACAAATTCAGCATGATTTATTTGCGTGCCAGTGACTGCATAAATTGTTGTCATACGATATATTCCCTAAAAACAAATGCGTTGTCCCACTGCACGTAAGCCCCATCAGTCATTGGGTTAAGTGTGTACGTTGGACAAGCCTCCGCGACCACGTTAAACGATACTGCCGTACCCATAAGAACAGTTGCACCTGATGCGGGATTGCCAATCAATGGGCGATGAATATTTACCGATGAGCCTGCACTGTCAGCAGTGATTTTGTAAACGTAGCCACCAACTTCAATAAAATCACCCGCTTTGTATGTTCCGTTTGATGTCAGCGCAAGCGTCTGCGTGTTTGGTGTGGGCGTGCCGTTAAGAGTTGCCGCAGTTGCAGTGCCTTGCATTTTGACAAACCATGACAAATTACTGCTTGCAAAACTAATTGCTTCAGGCAACTGTCTGTCAAGATTGTCAATTGTTTGAATCACATCACGCACTTGCGGGTAATACAAATATTGATGCGGTTGCACTGTAAACACCCAAGGCACTGCGGTTAAGTATTGCGCCACAGTAATGTAACCACTGCGTGCGATTTGTTGACCAACCATACGACGATTGTTCACAGTCATTGACTGTTGAATTTCAAAGATTGTTTGAAAACTCATGCTCTACCTCTGCTAACTGCGAGTGATTTGTTTGCATACTGATTTGCCGCCCATATCGCGTTAGGACTTTCAAGCAAACGTTGTTCAAATGATTTTGTATCAATTGCGTTGATTGTGTAATTGTTTATGACTTGACTATTTCCACCCATTGAATCAGACAATCTATTGTTTGGAATAATAGTGCCTGCTGATTTTGGAATGAACAACTCAGGACCTTTTTCTCCGACGATTGCGGGTCCGTCAATTGCACCGCCCTCTGCTTTCATTGGCAAAGCAGATATTGTTACAGAACCCAACAAACTACCGCCAAACCCTAAAGCCCTCATGCCAGCCATAAGCAATTGCATTGCTTGAAACTTGAGCATCATTGCAATGATGTCTTGAATGACACTTCGTGCAAAACTTTTAAAATTTAATTTGCCAGTTTTAACAAAGTCATCGATTGCACTGTTCATGTTGCCAATAACTGATGAAAACATATCAGAAGCAAGTTTGCCGTAATTCTGCGCGTCTTCTGCGTATTTTCTAAACGCTTCTTTCCAACCTTGAGAAAATGAAGTGCGACGATATTCTTCTTGAATTAAATTTTCTTGACGAATTGCAGATATTTCTTTTTCAGCGCGAATTGCATCCTCGATGCGAGTCTTTTCTGCATCGTATGTTTTGCCTTCGCCTAAACGTGCGCGTGCATCAATAATTTGTTGCTGATACTCTGCAATTTTCTTTTCTGTAGCAAGACGTTCAGTTGCAGTTTTATATTCAAAGTCAGTCATGTAAACGCGTTCAGATTCTAAATCTAAACGACGTTTCTCAAATGTCTCTGCTTCTTGTGCAAACTTTGTAATACGTTCTATTTGCTGAATTTCTCTGTCACGCATTGCAAGTATCAATTGATGATTTGCATTTGCTTTAGCGTCTGCCAAATCACGCTTGGCGGTATATTCAGAATTAATTAGTCCAATCTGCGCTTGACTGAGATTATCTTTTTTTAATTCTTGTGAACGTTCGTTCTGTGCTGTTGCAATTTCTCGTGCAAGTGCTAAATCATTTTCATGTAATTGGGTTGTGTACTTGTCGATGTCCAACCCTTTTAACTTCATTTGCCCTTCTTCTTTTGCAAGTTCAATCTGTTTGCGAATCAAAGCAATTTTTGCTTGCCCTGCGGCAATCTCACGACGATTTGCAAGTTGCGCTTTGTCGTCAGTTTCAGTTTTGCCGCCACCCTCAGGAGTTGTATCCGCGTTCATTGCGGCTTCTGTTTCTAATTCAAAAGCGTGTTTTGCCGCAAGATATGCAAGTGCGCCTGCCGCTAGTTGTGCAACACCTTTTAAACCGCCCATTGCAGTCATAGCCGCTTGCAGTTTTGCGCCTTCACGTATGTACGTAATAATTTTTAAAGTAACAGCCGCAATTTGAATCAGACCACCAACAACAGCCGCAGATGTAATGCCAACCATTGCCGCTTTGAATTTCTCAATTGAAACAACGCCATCACGCGTAAGCGGTGCAATCATGTCCGCAAACGCAATTTTCATATTGTCAAAAGATTGCGCCAAGTTATCATTTATTTTTGCAACTTTTTCAATGCTTACTGCGTACTGGTTATATGCCGCAGTGGACATATTTAATCGACTTGCAACTTCACTTAGTTCAAGACCAATGCCTTGTTTGCCAAGTAACTCTTTGACCGCTTTGACGCGCTGATATGTGTCACCAATCTTTGACAAAGCAGTGAATACACGATTCAACGCTTCTTCAGGCTTCATGCGAGACAATTCTTCAAACGAAATGCCAATGCGTTCAAATTGGGAAATTACCGCTTCATTGCCTGAACGTGCCTCGTCAATCTTTGAAAACAACGTTGACAGAATTTTTGATGCGCCTTCAGCGTTGCCGCCTGACTGTTTAATCGCATCTCTAAATTGCAGTGTCTTTGCAACTGTTAAATCAAAACCTTTTGCCAAGTCGCTGATTGCATCCGCAAATTGCAATGTTTGTTGTAGCAATGCGCCCATGCCAACAGCAGACAGTGACATTGCACCGCCTAATGTCTTCCAATGACCCATTAATGTTTTGACATTGCCGCCCAAATCATCAAGAGATTTTTGCAAGTCTTTTGCTTGCGACTTTGCTTTTGCCGTTGCTTGGTCCCACTCGACAGTGACAAGACCTAGTTTTACCGATAGTGAGCCAATGACAGCCATTTTTTATCCTTTTTGCTTAACCCATTTACCCGCCTCGATTGCCGCCATGACTGAATAACCTAGACGACTGATTACGCGGTCAACGTTATTTTCTAAAGCGGGGCGCATAAATGGATGTGCAGAAGTTTCCGCAGTCCCAAACTCCATTGCAAGCGCAACGGGTCGATGGTTGTATGTTATCTTTTCTTTTCCCTTTTTGACTATCGTCGTATGCTGTGTACTATCCTCGCGCTTAGGACCGACTGTAACGCGTGCCATAAAAGTCTCGCCCTGATACTTGTTTGATGCTTTATCACGCGACTGTGGTCGTTGTACCTTCATGTATATGTGTTCTTTGAGTTGCCCTGTGTCTGAGGGCGCATTGTTTTTTGCCGCCTCTAGCACTGGCATAAACGCGTAGCCAAGAGCCTTTTTCCAAATCCTGTCAGTTTTGCCTTTGCCAATTTCAAGCGCGAGTTCATCCATAGCCTTGAACAACTCGTCAAAGCCTTCAACTTTAAATGCGCGATTAGTTGGACTTGCCATTTGCGAATCTGTCCATTTTGAACCCTTTGGCTTGCGTCATCCAACCAATGAGTGAGTTGCTGACCGCAGTCTCAGGGTCAACATCGTTTGACGGGTCAACTGTGTATTCGTGAACCCAAGGGAATATTTCTGTTGACTTAATTGAAGGTGCGTTTTCTGCACGCAAATAATTAAACATTGCGGCAGTGACGGGTGTCATAGCATCAAAGATGCCTTTGTTACCAAGTAGCCCGTCTGCGTACATGACTTGTATCTCCGTGAATAATTCTTCGTCAATAGTCTCAATGTATTGTTCAGTGTGACCATTGAAAATCATCGCGGCAACAACTTGCCTACGCAAAGACCGCCTTAGTTTTTTTTTGCGGTCTTGTAATCAGGTTTGACTGCTGATTCGATGTCTTCAACAATTTGACGTATTACAGATTCGGGGAATTCTTCCGCGATTTGCTCATACGTTTCATTGATGGGTTCGCCACTTTCTGATTGCAATAATTGGAAAAACTCTTGAACCTTAGTTTCCCACATTGCCGTGAATGTGGCAACTTGTTTGACAGAATTGCCATCGAGGATGATGTCATCATCGAGGATTGTCATAACTTGTTTATCTTTGTTCAGCACTTCAAGAAAATCGTCACCGCCTTCTGCAATTGATTCACGCAAAGGCTTGCTCATGCGCTGATAGACTTGCTCAATTGTCTCGGTACTTGGATTGCTGATTCTCTCAAGCATTTGTTCCATCTCACGTTTAAGAGGAACGCGAACATTTAATACAAAAGCAACGCTTCCAACTGTTACTGCAATCTTTTTAATTTTTACTTGGTCGCGTACAACAATATATGACGCGCCTAATTTTTGTGCAAATGTCATGTCTTATCCTTTTATCATCTTGTTGTATATCGAGTTGTTTAACTCTATGACATAGTTGACCACCTCGTCGGGTGTCATCTTGTCTGCGTGCGATGACGCAATGCGATACGCTAGGTCGATTCCAGCAACGCGTTGTTGCTGAAAACCGAACCAGTTTTTTTGTCCTGTCTGCGTAAGCGTCACCAAGTAATTCAGTAACGCTTCCGAATTGTTTTCTTTTGTCATATCGTATAAAAGCCCCCGAAGGGGCTTGTTGTTTAGGTGTTGTTAGACCATCCGTAAGCGTTGCCGCCTACAGGGTGAATGACAAACTCAAATTTGCCTTCAGCAGAGGGAGACATATCCCATTTCAGACCGCCAATGCGACCATTAAAAGCATAAGCCACAGTGTCAGTGCCGTCATAGACTGCAACAACGTATGTGCGAATGATTGTGCCGTTTGTGCCGTCTTCACGAACCAACAATTGTGCAGTGTCAGCAGGGTTCCAAGGGGCTGTAATACTGAGCGAAGTCACTTGATTTTGGGTAGTGATTTTTGCGCCAGTACGTGCGCCTGCAATTGAGTATGCGGCAAACGCGTCATCAGAACCAAATGGAGGTACTGCCTCAACTGGAATTTGGATACCAGTAGTGCCTAAACCGCCTGCTTCAGTGCCGATAATGGGTTCAACGTTTGCCCATGTACCTAATTGGGTATCAGTCAACGCTGTTGGTGAGTCTGCCTCTTGCATCCATAGCGTTGCTACGTAGCCAGGTAAAACCTTATTAATGAGAGCCATTTTGCTTTCCTTTACATAAAAAAAATTTGTGGTTAACCAATTCTTGTCTTATGTTGGAACGTAGAAGGTGCAATCCAAAATAATTTGGTTTAACCCCAATTCGTTGTCATAGGTATTGTAGAGCCATACGCAATCAACTTTGGCAACAAAAAAGCCGTTGTCAGTTGGGTCGCCAAACATCCCCGAATAACCATGGAGGGATTGTAGTATTGTGTTTGACAAATTGAAAGCGTCATTCATGTTTTGGGCAAAAACTGTTGCCTGAAACGTTGGCGAATCAATACCTTTATTGCTTTGAGTCTGACCCGTATAGACTGGCTGATGCACGTTACGCAGTTGCCAAGTCACAAACTTAGGCTGTTTTGCATAGTTGCGGTTAAACACGGCATACACAGGCACAGGCGACAATATGTCAGTGAGTTGCCACTGTATGCACTGCGAATAAACAGTTGGGTCTTGTTGCGTACTCATACAGGCGTTGTCGGGTCGTTACGATAACAAATGAACGTCACGCGCATCCTGTCATTGGATTCACGCACATCGGTGACGCGCCAATCAAAGCCGCGCCATGTAATTGAGTACAAATCTTGATTGTCAACAACCTCTTTGACGTTGGGCGTGTAATTCAACGTGATGTTGACCAAATCTTGATACACGCGGTATCGCTCTGTAATACGTAATGAATTTGCTACGTCAGCAACTAGACCCCTTGTCTCAAACCAAGGTGTAATAGTTGTTGTGTATTGACCAATCGAATCTATGCCGTTGAC